CTTTAGAAAGATTATTAGTTCCTCCCGTTTCCACTACCTTTTGAGTAGTACCAATTCAATGTGGATGATTTAAGACTATCAGTCTATAAGTTGCCGATTACTCTCTACTTAATCATTTTCTTCAAGCCTCGCAGCCTGATTAGTTCTTGCGGAATTAGAAACCTTTCGATAGAATCACAGACCTCTTGCGGAGGTATCGTGGCTAAGAACATCTCTTAACTATGTACACACCTTTCATCTGCAACTGGTAAACACTTAAGCTTAATTTTTAAATTGTAGTTTTTTATACCGAAATAAAAAATTGAGTTTTAGTTTATAGAATTATTCAGGTAGTGGTTTACCACTAGCTCCCCCATCTTTTGAACGAGAGAATACTAAACTACCCGATGCAATATCCCTACTGCGGTTTTTTAAGTCATCTTCAAATATAGGTTTTGGCAAACTCTATATAAGGATGGTAACAACACCACTTGTACACTATCTTATCTTGCGTCCTTTCGGATGGCTTAATGTTAAGATAACTATCAAACTGAATACCGCAATGATGTAGAGGGATTAAGTCCACACTTCTTACAAGATATTCTATGGGTTATTCTTATTGGTGTTCCCACCTCAATTGGAGTATCTATACTACCCCAATTATCCAAACTCTTCCGATATAGTGTTACCCTTTCGTACAAAGCTCAAACAATATCCCACTTGCTTACTTAAGTTAGTCTCTCCTTACGGGGAGAGTAACCGCAGATGCATCACTTAAATACACCCACTTTATCCTACTTTCGTAGTTTATTTGACGACCATAAGCGGCCGTTGTTTACTATGTAAGACAAGCTTACTATGTAAAGATTTTAATAATTTAAAGAACTTTCCTTTCGGTTTTAATAAATATACGAATAATTTTTTATTCTGCCAAATTTATTAAAAAGTTTTTTTTTTGTAAATTTAATAACGAGTATCTTTCATCACCTATTGTTTCTCATTTACTTATGTAATATACGAAACATTTTTTACATTACCAAATTTATTTTCAAAAAGTTTTTTAAGATAATTGATGTCCGGCTTTCTTCCCTGTTGGACAGGTCACTCAATCGGTTTTATTATTTGATGGCTTCAACCAATCATCTTATTTGTTGCGGGAGAAGGATTCGAACCTCCGACCTTGTGGTTATGAGCCACGTGAGCTACCTCTGCTCTATCCCGCGATATTAAATTAAATATACGATAACTTTTTCAAATTACCAAATATATTTTTTTGGTGGAGATGAGGGGAATCGAACCCCTGTCTTACAAAGAACTAATAATATCAGCATATCACACGTTTAGGATAAAGTTTAATCTTACAAACTTTCCAAAATAATAAGGGCTGTATGGTAATACAACTGGCCACCATCAGTTTTTAGGGATATAACTGAAAACCATTTTCACATTCTATTTAAAGTCCCATGATGTGTACGGGATTGGTTATGCTGCTACAGCGTAATCCATACCTACGAATGCCATAAGGTCATTGTAAGTCATTATTGACTTTTCGTCTTTTGTTGTTTTGCAAGTATTTAAAGACATTCATGCTTTGTCTACGTGTGATACTACCATTTACATTGCAATCAATTCCATGGCATCCCCAATTTGTTATATCAAATATACGATAAATATCCCGAATTACCAAATAAACTTATAAATCGTTGGTAATCAATGAGTTATGTATTAAATTAAATCAATATGTTTCATATCCACCTCATCCCACTTACCTTTTGGACATGTATTTTTTACAGGTGTGAATATTTTTGCCTTTAGTGCACATCCACAAACCGTACATCTTTGAATTGGGTTAGATACTTTAAATTCACACTCATTACATACCGCAATTCTTTCAGCAGCTAGTTGTGCCTGTTCATCATTTGGGTTAAACGAAATACCCCATGCGGTAAAGATTTCTACTATTTTATTCATATTATATAACTATTTATATTTGTAAATATACGAAAAATTATTGAGAATTCCAATGATTATTATATCTTTCCCACCAAAAGGTCAAATCTTCCGTTTTGTCATCATAATATTCTCCTACATAGTTGGATTTGAATTTACTATGGATATTTTCATACATTGTTAGGGTTAGTATCGGCTGAGTCATCATCAATTCGTTTCTTATGATATCCACCACCTTTGTATAATTACCTCCACGTATTACACCTGCTTCTACTAATAGGATTGTTTTCTCTCCTATACTATCCTTATGGAGTCTGAACATCTCACAAACCTCTTTTACAAATTTCTCATCAAAGGTCTGGTCTGGATATGGTACATCGATTCCGAATCCTTCACATATTTCACCCTTATTGGTTAATTGGTGACGAAGGTATTGTCCTATTACGGATGAATAATCAGTCGATACTGTTACTATCACAACATTTGATGCATTTAAATCATGAGATAATAGAGTATTTCTTAACTCATTCATTAAACTAAGTTCAGTATTCCATTCTACTATTAGTTCTTTACGCATTAGAATTTTTTCTTTTTAAATATATCTACAAACTTAGATGTCATTGGTTTTTTAAAATTTCCAGAATCTAACATATAGAATTCACTACCATTTCTATCTATAAATTGCCAATGTGCTTCTTGTAAACCAAACCAATCGTCTATATGAGTTAATACTTGCTTTGGTGTAAAATTTGAACAACTATATAAGTCAAATTGAAACATGGCCGGATTTTCATTATCCCATACATGAATTGATGCATGTGAGGTTGCTAATGTAACGGTTCCAGTTATTCCTTCATTACCTGGTTCCTTTACATATACTGATGTGGGCCCTGCTACCACTTTCATTCCTACGTTTTGTACTAATTGTGTAAACCATATGTTTAACACTTTTTCTGTTTGTGGTGGGGATTTCATATATCCCTTTACCAATAGGTGTAAGTGGTTTGGTACGAACATCTTTACTTAAATTTTAGGCCTGTTAATTTTTCTATGTCTTCTCTTAAAACTTTATTATTATTTATTCCGTCTGGATTTGATAAGTCATTTTCAAATAGGAAAAACATCCAATCATTTGTTTTCTTTGTATATACTACTTTCCAACATTGTTTTGGTACTGATACTCTACCTATTTTTTTAATTTCACCAACATTACCTGACCATATGTGAACTGAATCCTCTCTACTTGCAATCTCTCTTGTCAAAACTTCTAATGACTTCCAATCACCTGCATTTAGTCTATGTGTTTGTGCTGCCATATTACTCATATAGAAAGATTCAATTTGAACATCTGCAGTTTGACATTGATTAGATGCTGCAGGAGACATATGCCCTCTATCATACCCACTACCTACATAGTCTGCTTTGATATCCGTTTCAACAATTGCTTGTGGGTCTGGTTGGAATGCATCTTTTCTTGGTAATGGATTTGAACAAGCAACTTTTGCTTTAGTTTCCCACCACTCTACCATTACTGGATATTTTTTTGATTTACTGAAATGTGATGTGTAATTTGTATGTTTTAATACTAATACATCTTGTGAAAATAATGTAACACTAATAACTAATAGTGTAACCAACATGAATACTTTTTTCATCCTATTTTACTTTAGGATAAATATAATATTTTTCAATTATAATACCATCCTAGAACCTATCTGGAAATTACTTAAAAAGTCAGAAAATGGTTTGGTATTACCACTCATTTTATAGTTAAAAGAAAATCCGAATCTTTTACTAATTTTATAATCAAATGCAGCTCCTAATAAAAATCCCATATGTCTATTGACCGTTGTTACACCTGTTACACTATTATAACTGATTGGTGCGAACATTGTAAATACCTGTGGTGATATTGTAAGTTTTTTTGAATACTGATAAGGTTTAGTCCAAAATACAATTGCCGAACTTGCCATATTGTAGTCAAATCCACCGGCATCATTTTTTAGAAATAAATTGATTACACCCACATTATAACCATATGTTCCTTTTTTTGGAGTTGGTTTAATGTATGTATATCCCAATAAGTTCATATAGTTTCCACTCAAATATGCAAAAGCAGTTCCGTATGAGTGTATTGCATCTAATTGTCCGTCAGCCGTCATTCCCATCTTTGTTATACCACCCGTTGTTACAATTGAACTTAAATCACTATTCACTACTAATCCTGCACTATAACTTACATCACCCGCTAACGATGATTTACTAAGTCCTAATGATACCGATGCTAAGTATTTACCTGCACTTGCTTCTGCTGCGGTTATGTCCGATGCTAATAGAGTTGGGTTTGTTACTTCTTGTTTTTTCTTTTTTTCTTCTTCCTTTTTTTTCTTATCGTCCTCTTTCTTTTCCTCATCTTTCTTTTCTTCTGACTTCTTCTCTTCCTTCTTTTCCTCAGTCTTTTTTTCTTCTGATTTCTTTTCTTCGGTTTTACTTTCCTCTTTCTTTTCTTCTTGTTTTGTTTCTGTTTTCTTTTCCTCTTGCTTTTGTTCTGCAGGTTTGTCCGATTTAGTTTCAGCGGGTTTACTTTCTGCCGGTTTTGCTTCAGCAGGTTTTGCTTCCGTTGATGACGAACCACTACTACTTGCTGGAGGTGGAGATGAACTACCACTTGCAGGTGGAGGAGGTGCACTTGCAGGAGGCGGTGGTGGTGCCGATACATTTACAGGTGGAGGTGCGGCTGCATTTGCTGCAGCGGAACTTGCGGCACCACCTGCTGCATTGCCGGCTGCAGATGATGCGGCTCCACTCGCTGCCGAACTTGCGGCGTTACTTGCGGCACCACTTGCAGCATTTGATGCGGCACCACTTGCAGCTCCACTTGCTGCATTTGCAGCAGCTTTTGCAGCAGCGTCCGATGCAGCTTTTGCTGCGGCATCTGCGGCTGCTTTTGATGCAGCATCTGCGGCAGCTTTTGCGGCTGCGTCAGCGGCAGCTCTTGCTGCGGCATCTGCGGCTGCTCTCGCAGCGGCTTCTTGTGCTAATCTAATTGCATCGTTTTGTGGACAAGGTGTTGCGAATACACTATTCACCCATGTTTGGAATGCCCCACTACTGATATCTGCTAATGTTACAATTTTAGATTTACCTCTAATAATTGCAACAGTTTGATTTTGTCCGAATGGAATTACGACCACATATACCTTTTGGTCACATGGGTCTATATAAGTTTGGGTAACGGTTTGCCCTTCTGCTTTATATGTAGTTAAGGTTGTAACAATTAACAATAAAATAGTTGCTAACCATTTCTTCATTACTTGTTGTTCAGTCCGATTGAGATTTGAGAATACCCTCTGATTGGGTCTGTGTCTAATTTTAATGTAACAAATTTGAAATCTCTTATTAGGCCGATTTTGAATGTAGTGAATGATGAATTTGATTTTGGAAATGATATACCACCTAATTGGTCTTTACCTTGCCATCTAATTACTTCATGTCCAAATCCTATCATACCATGTATTCCTAATTTACCAACTCTCTTACCTCCACCGATATAGAAAGTTGACTCTTTTTTCCAATCTTCTTTACTAAGTGGAAAATCAACATTGTTAATTTGACCATATGGAAAATATTGATTTTGGTCTATTGCATAGGTCATTATATAGTCCACAATAAAATATCCGTTCTTGCCACCAATAGTTCCCCAATATGCTGCCTGTTTGTTTGTTGTATGTCCAAATCCAAAAGAGGTATAAACTCTTTCTTTTCTAATTGTATCTCTCTTACCACTTTCGTATATTCTAACTTCACTTCTTTGTCTCCATCCAAAATCATCATACCACATATACGGGAAAGGTTGATACCATCCCCAAGTTCCCCACATTAATCCGTATGGGTTTATTTGTGTTGCTCTCCATCTTCTTGTTAATGGTTGTCCTTCAAAGTTATCACCTGGTCTAATAGGTGCAGTTTGTGTTCTCCAACTACTCACATTATTTTGTTGTGGTATAGATGGTTGAACTCTTGTTTGAGTTGATTGTGATTGTTGAGATGTGTTTGTTCTCCAACTTGATACCTGTGAGAAAGATATCATTGGGATAACCAACAATAACATTAATAATTTTTTCATTACTTTAAGTTTTGTAATATTCTTAAATTGTTTTTAATTAATTCTGCAGTCTTAACTCCGGACTTAACGCTTCTCATTGCTCTTGGTTTTGTTGCTTTTGTTCCCATAGTTTATTGATTAAATTTTCCTGTTTGATAATTAAATGTAATTTCGTATTTTTTTAATTTGTCTAATTTATTTTCAATATTAAGTGGTAAATATCCTTTTTTAATACTATCTAAATCTGATTTACTTAACTTATTATACATATCAATTACCGAATCCATTTCCTTTGCTGCATCAATTGTTTCTTTTGATTGCTTTTCTAAATCTGATTTCTTTTTTTGTTTTATGTTAACATTTGCTGCCGCTATCATAAATCCCATTGGAAACACTTCGTTCAATAATGATTTTAGTTTCATATTATTTTTTATTTTTACATTTATCACCATGCCATTTTGTATGATTTGATTTATCACATTCAATACCACAATGAATACATTTTACTTTTCTACTTTGTTTCCATTCATCCGTTTTAGCAACACCTTTTAAGTGATGTTCCTGTTTTTTATATCTTTCTCTTAAACTATTATTTCTTTTTTCAATTATTTCCTTATCAGAATTAACTTTTTTGTTTAAGTTAGATATATGTTCTTTTCCAATCTCACTTGTTATCCAATTTACCAAATAATCAGGATTAGATAATTTCACAAATCGTTCTTTACGAACATCTTTATATTTTTCTAACACTTCTTTACTCCATTCAAATCCTGCTGGTAGTCCAGTTCCTTTGTTAGTTCTGTTGTAATACATTTTATTATTTGCAACATCTAACTTTTCACATATTTCTTGTTCAACTCTATATCTATCTACCTCATCACCTTCCCATAATGTTTCTCTAACAAAATTTTCTCTACCATATTTTTTAATAGCCTTTGTTAAAGTAACCCCACTACCCAAATACCAATCTCTATTATCTTTATGACTACCAATATATTTTTTACCATTTATCAAATTAGTAGTGCAGTAAACTATTGCCATATTCTATTGTTTTACATATATAAATATCAAAAACTAATAGAAGTGTATGATTTTATTTAGGAAAAACTCCTTTTTTTATCATTTTATCTAATATATTTGCAACTGCTACATCTAATGCTTTTTTAGTTGCAATACTAATAGTTGACTGATTAAACTTTATAGGGTCTACACTTGCATCTGATACTAATGTTAGTTCTCTAATTGTCTTTGCTTCTCCTAATCCAGATGCTGCTATAATTGCTCCGGTTTCTGCATTAGTAAATCTAACCTGTAAACCCAATCTTGTAACCATATTATCCTTAATACCATTTTTTAAGTTAATAGTTTCATCTTCACTCACACTATAATCGTAGACTTCAATTTCGCAAAAGTAATGTGCTAACTTAATCTTTCCTCTACCATCTAATTTGTTTTCGGAAATTCCAGCTGCTGATGCCTGATATTGTTTTACCATTCTATTCTTAATCTCAGTCTTATCTTCGGTAAATTCAAATCTATTAAGGTTGTCCAAATATTCTAATACGATATTTGCAACACCCAATCCAACTCTCTTTTCTTTTAGTTCAGGGTACATTTCATATACCTCCTCACCAATACCACA